GTTGCAGGTATAGCGCGGCTCCATCCCGCCCTTGCCGTCGGACACCAGCACGTCGCAATATTGGGCGATCCGGTACATTTCGTACCGGTCGACCTGGGCAGCCGTAATGCGCCGAACGAGACCATAGATGTCATGCAAAATCAGGTCGTACAGGATCCACGTCGGATTGTTGGTATAGGCCACCTTGAACGTGCCGTCCCAGATCCCGGTATAGGTCCGCGCTGCCGCATCGTAATTCGTTGGCACCCGGACAATCCTCCCCCGCATGTGAAACGAGCGCACCGGAATATTCTGAAACTGCGACGCATCGATCTGAATGCCGACCAGTGCCGCCATCGGATAGCGGAATTTGGCGTCGATGATTTCCGTCACCGACACGACATTCGTCCGGTCCGCTACTGTCGCGCTGTTGGCGTTCGGCGCGATCCGTCGCACACGCACCGTCCAGCCGACACTGGCCTTGGGCAGATCGACCCGATGGCTGCGCTCGTAGGTTTGAGTCGTTTTGCCATTAAAAGCCGTCTGCAGCACCTGCACGTAGCTGCCGTTGTCGGTCGACAGCTCGATCGCATACTCGACACGATAGCCGTTGATGTTGCCGTTGCTGGTGTCCGTCTTGCTCAGCCCCTGTACCGACAGGCGCACCCGCACCGCCGACAATTGCGTATTGGTGATCGACCTGGCCCACGGGGTCTCCGACTTCAGTTCGACGCCGACGCCTACTTCGTTCTCAACCGAAGGAAAGCCGGCAATCGGGTCCTGCGTCTGCGTCCCTGGCCTGAAATCGACTGTCACGTTGCTGAAATTGAGCGAACCATCCGGATTTTGCACCGGCGTGCCGCCGAGGAACACCGATTGCAAGCCGTTGACCAGCCCGACAATTTCCCCTGTCGAGATCAGATCCAGGGTCTTGGCCTTGGAAATGCTATGCAAGCTGTCTGGCGTTTCCCTTGGCGCGCTGCCACCACCGCCCGATTTACCGCCTCCGGAGCCGATAATATCGCGCCGCTCCAGTACCATTGTCGTCATTGTTGATCCTCTGCGTAAATCCCACCGGACACCACCACGGAGCCGACGATCGCCTCGCCGTACAGCAGCGGCTCTGGATTGCCCTGCGCCTGCGTGTTGACCGCGCCATTCATGTTGTACGATGCCCCGTTGTTGATGCTGTCCTTTGAGCCGAGTCCCGTTTGCTGGGGCGACAGCATTTGCATCACGCCGCCGAGCATCATGCTGGCGCCGAGCTGGACCGCCCACCCCTGCGCGAAATACGTCCCGACCACGACCAGCACCGCCCCGACAATCGTCTGGAGAATGCCGCCGCGTTTGGATCCCTGGAGAATGGGGGCGATACGGATGTCATCAGCGCCAGCCGGATCATTAAGCCGATCAAGGCCAATGTTGCGCGTGCCGATGAAGCACGCATAGGCAATGCCACGATCAGCGCTACTCATCAGCTCCCGCTCGAAGCCAGGAAGCATTGCGCACAGCGCGCGGATGGCGTCGCCGGTGCTGCTGACCGCATAACGATGGACGCGACCGAACTGAGCACCGAGTTTTCCGTAGAGCCGGATAGTGCGTACTTTTCCCATTGCGTTGCCAAAAAAAAATGCCAGCACGTGGCTGGCTATAGACAAAACCGCTTGCGCGGACTGATTCCGGATTGCGTGCTAAATCATCTCGCCGCGATACCGCAGCACGGCGCGCGTCACCTGCAGCCAATGACCGCCATAGACCACCTTGCAGGAAAGTTGACCGTACTCGTGGTGCATCATCCATTGCCAACCGCCATCGATATACACACCGGCGTGATTCGGATGATTTTTGGAACGGATCTGCATCAGGATGACGTCGCCAACCTGCAGATCAGCGACGCCGTCCGGCACGACCTCGAACCCGGCCTTCGCGTAGTTGTCCAGATATAGGTTCTGGACGCCGTCATCCCACCAGCCGTCCCGCCGCTCGAAGTCAGGCAGGACAATGCCGCGCTCCTGCTGGTACCAGCGCCGGATCAGCGCGTAGCAATCGTGGACGCCGTGCACGAACGGCAGGCCCAGCAAGGGCGCTTCGTAGCCGGACGGCGCGAAGGTGTGGATCTCGCCGGCGACCACGGCGCCGGCTTCGTTCTTGCTAACATGAACAATGTGCCAAGGCACGCCCCCTTCTTCGCAAGCGTCCAGATCGGCCGGCGACGGTAACGGCGGTCGGTCTGGATGGCTATGCACCACCGCCAGGATCTCGCCCACGTCGGCGGCCGCCACGTAATCCTCCTTGGCCAGCCTGAAATCCTGATCGTTCCGGGCGATGTTGGTACACGGAACATACCTAGTCATCCGCCCAACCCTGATGACCAGGCCGCAGCACTCACGCGGATACTCGCGGACCGCGTGCGCGCGCATAGCGCGTTCAGTCCCCCTATTCATGATCGCACCAGCCCGGCTGCAGCATACGAGCCCCAGTTGATGACCTCGAATTCGCCAAAGCGCTTCTTGCAGTCGGAGGTCAGACCGCCGCAGTCATCTTTGGCGGGGTCGTCGGTCGGATTGCCATCCTTATCAAACATCGCCGCACCGGTATAGTTGCAATAGGCGCCCCGATAACCGTTGTTGCGCACCCACCAGCACAGACCGGCGATAATCTGCTTACCAGGCAACATCTCGCCATTCAGATCGAGCGCATTGCGCAAGGAAAACGTGACCGTTTCACTGGTCTCGCTCTTCTTTTGCTCGATGTAATACAGGTCGGACGGGAACTCCTCCGCCGGATCCGCGCTGGGATTGCCCCCCTCGAAATTGCGGGCATCGAGGTATTGACCGAGGGTTGTGCGTCTGGTCACCTTCGCGCCGGCCAGGTCGGCAAGATAGATGCACATCGAAGAGATCACGCCGGCAACCGGCTCGCCATTGGCGTCGATGCCGATATTGCCGACGGCCAGCGTCGGCGCCGGCTGCTGGCCGTCGCTGGTGATCTCAAACTCGGTTGCCTGAATCGCCCAGGGGGTGTATTCATTGCCCTGCCACCAGATGGGACCAGTTTGCTGATAACCGTGAAACCGCAGCACGTCACCACCAATTTCTGTAGCATCGAGCTCGAATAGCTCCACCCGGGCGCCAGGTTCAAGGGATTGGATGTCGGCCGTAATCATGGGCTGAAAGACTCCTCAAAAGTCACTGCAATTGTAAAAATCCCGCCACCGTGGTCCGTCGGCTGGTATTCGCTGGCCTTAAACCGCGCCTGCTTACCAAGTGGCGGCGTCCAGTAGAACGAGCGGCTGCCGGCGTGCCGGTCCAGAAATGCGGCAATGGCGCCGACCTTGGCAGCTGTACCGATAAAGCTCAATGGCCAGGAGGCAGAGCGGTTATTGATACCGTCTGGCGCCGTCTGCGTATAGCCGTCGCCAAACTGCGCTTTCAACACGCGAAACTTCACGGTACCGCTCGATTCGATCTTTGGCACCCAGCTAAATGTTTCAATGACCATCAGGCATATCCCATCCGTTGTTTCGACAGCAGGCCGCCGTCGCGCGATTCCTTGACGATCACCTCCTTGACCACCTGCGTGATCATGGCGCCGAGCTGCTTGCCAACCCCGTTGTTATCACCGGTCGTCTCCGTCTTGGTGCCGGCGTCACTGACGGTCACGTGGGTGACGATATTCACGCCGCCGTCATTCCCGACAGTGGACGTCCCGCCGACCGCCGGTGCGGAGCCGACCAGGCCGCCAGCGGCAAAGCGCCCCAGCTTGGAGGCATCGCCGCCATTGTTCAACCATTCCAGCAGCCCGCGGTTCTTCTTGGTCGACTCAGCAGTGTTGACGAACTCGCCATTCGACAACCAGGCAGCAATGCTGTCAGACGTACCGCTGCCGGGGCCGCTGATGAATCCTCCACCGGCCTTAAACTGAGGACTCAGGCTGAAGCCGCCACCCGATGCCGCCTGCGCGCCGTCGACGGCACCAAACGAACTGCTTCCGCCGCCCAAATAACTCCCGACAGCACTCATGGCGAAATTGAACAGACCGGAGACGGCCGCCTTGGCCTGCATCCTGGCGATGTCGGCGATCACCGACTTGGCCAGATCAGAAAACGACAATTTCCCGGTCGTCGCAAATTTCACCAGCGCATCTTCCATTCCCTTGGCGGCATTGGCAAATGCCGACCCGGCCTGCGCCGCCACGTTCCTGGCCGCGTCCTGATAATCGTAGAAGGACTGCATGGCGCCGTTGCGCCAGTCGCCCTGCTTGGCTTGCAGTTCGTCGTAGTAGGCTTCGTAATCCTTCAGCGAACCGGCCAGGCCGGCTTGTATGACGCCCTGCGCATCCTGAAACTGCTGCGAGCCGAGCAGATCCTTCGGCGTCGCCTTGGTCAGCTGCTCCTGATAACGCTGGTATTCCTTCTGGATCTGGTTGTAGGCGGCAACCCGTTCCTGCTCGGCGCGGCCCATGCCGAAGGCACCCAGCGCGCGGCCGTATTGCTCCCGCTGGCCGTCGCGTTGCGAAGTGATCGACTCGCCAATTTGCGCCGATCGCTCGCTGAGTTTTTGCCTTTCCTGCTTGAAGCGCACTTCCTCGGCAACCGCGACGTTCTTGTCCAGCTGTGCGCGGATGGCTGCTTCGTCGTTCAGTAAGCTCTTCTGATCGGCCGTTAAGATCTTCTTTTCTTTCAGATCGGCGATCTGCTGCTCGAATTTCACACGCTCACGCTGCGCCTCGGTCAGTTTATTTTCACCGCCCAGCTGCGCCTGCAGCGTCGCCTCCTGCTCGCGCAAGGATTGCAGCAGCTTGGTACCGGCATCATCGTGATAGGCCTTTGGCCTGGCCGCCTTCTTGTCCTGATATTGCTCATCGATTTTTTTCAGGTTGGCCTGATGGCGTGCGTAGGCAGTTTCGTACTCCTTCGAACCCTCGACCAGGCCGGCGGTGGCGTCCTTAAAATCCTTTTTCTCTTTTTCCTTGTCGATACGCTTGCGATTGTCCTTGTCCGCATATTTCGTGTCGTTCAAGTAGCTGCGCAGCGCCATCGCCTGGTCGCCGCTCTTGCCCAGCGCCTGGCTTTCCTTGGTCTTGGCGTGCTCCTTCAGGATCAGGTCGTTGATCCTGCTAAGCTCCTTCTGATCGGCGTCGACCGCCGCCTGCACCTGTTCGATGAGCTGCTTATTGCCGCCATTCTTGTCGGCCTTGAGATTTTCCAGGCGCGTCGTGCTGCCCAGGTAGCGCTTTTGCGCGGCCTCCATCTGGCTAGCGTAGGTACTCGGACCTGTGGCGCGCCCGAGCAACTGATCCACCTGGATAATGACATTCTTCCAGCCCTGCCAGATCGTCATCACCAGGCCGATGTCCTTGCCGGCGTCTGTCGTCATGCGCTGATGGGAATCGTGCAAAGCATCAATCACGACCTTGGCGGCACCGGCCTTGTCCCCGGTGTCCGCGTACTGGACCGCCAGCTGATATTGGGCGGCGCTCATGAAATGATGCTGCTTCTGGTATTTCTCAGCCCAGGCCACCGCGTCGTCCGCCAGCGCGCCGAGATCGGCCGTGACGTCGGCAATGCTCCTGCCGGTGTCCTTGGCCATCTCCAGCGCCACCTGGCCGAAGCTGCCCAGCTGGTCGCCGCCGATGCGCCCCGTATTGACCAGGCCGACCAAGGCTTCATTGGCTTGGCCGATGAAGCGTGAGCTGCCAGCCAGCTGCGTGGCCATGCCGGAGATCTGATCCGCGGTGAGTCCCGAAAAGCTGCCGGATGCCGCAATCGATTTATTCACTTCCTCCAGGCGCTGATGGCTGGCATAAGCCTCGTAACCCAGCACAGCGAACACACCCGCCACGGCACCCACCGCCAACCCCAGCGGCGACATCAACATGGCGGTCAGGCCCGTCTGCTCCGACAGGATCGACATGGATCGGGCGGCCGCGCCGAAGTCGCCCCGCGCCAGCTCACGCGCAACAACCCCCAACTCCCGGCGGGCGCCGCCGCTCTCCAGGCTAAAACTGTGCGGCGCCTTCTCGCCGGCGCCAATCTTCTCGATGAATGGCGCCGCCTGCGCCGTCACCCCCAGCTGGGCGGCGCGGTACTCCATCAACTGCTTGGTCGTCATGCCAGCCGTGGCCGCCTGATCCTTCAGCTTCGCAACAAAAGCATCCGCCTTGGCGGCCGCATCGGCCGTCGACTTGGCCAGGCCCGCCTCGGAGGCGTCCAGCCGCTTCACAGCCAGGTCGTACTGCTCCGCCGAGATCCGGCCGCTCTGCCACAAGCCGAGCAGCTTGTCGGTTTGTGACTGGACCTCCTTCATGGAGCTGGCGCCGCGGCCGATCGATGCCAGCGCACGGTTGACCTCGGCAATCTGGTCGGCAGTGGCCTGCATGCCGTGCTGCTGCGCCGAGTAGTCGACCTTGGTGCCGGTGCTGGATCCGGCACCGCTGGTCATGCCTATCTCTCTCGCAGCGGTAGCCGCCTCCCGCGCCGCGGTGGTTTGCTTATTCAGCGCTTCCGCCTGCGCCACCGAGGCGGCCACCATGGCGCGGATACGCGCAGTCGCCTGATCTTCCGATTCAGCAAAGGAGGTCGCAGCAGCTGATGCCCCCGTAAAACTGCCTGACACGGCATCGTTTGCCGCGGCAGCGGCGCGCTGCGTCGCCTCGACCTGCCGCATGCGGTCGATCAGCGGCGCGGCAGCGCCAGCCAACCCCATTTGCTCGGCTTTCAGCGACAGCGCCGCGAGCTTACCGCCCTCCATCGCGACAACCTGGCGCTGCAGCGACTCGACAAAGCGCCTCTGCGACGCGCTCATCGTGTTGGCAGATTGGGTCGAAGCATCGCCGATCGAGGTCAGCGCCACCGACGATTTACTCGCCGCATCAACAGCCGTGTCAGCGAATTGAGCAACCGTCTGCGCGGATTTGACGATGTCGGCATTAAAACCGCTCTGATCGGCCACCATCATGATGGTGGCTTTACCGAGTACGTCATCGCTCATGCACTATTTCCTTTCGTTTTACCGAACATCATGGCTTTGATGAGGTCGGATTGGGCCTTCGCGTCGCCCAGGTCGACCGGCGCATTCGCCGCGGCGCCAGCCGGCGACGTCTCCCACCATGCAATAAAATCGGTCGTGGAAAATGGCTCCGGCCGCATCTTGCTGTTGCGGTTGATATTGGCCAGGAGGCTCATGAGCTCCGCGTGCCGCCAATCGTCGTCACGCTCCCGGTCCGGCGTTGTTGCGTAATACGCCTTCCATTCAGCAAATTCCGCTGAATCTATTTCACACTGGACTTGCCGGACGCTTTTACCGAGGTCTCTGGCGAGCCGGAACCAGACGCGTCGCTCTGGTCGGTCTTGGAGTTTTTTGTGGCGGCTTCATCCGCTGCCGGCCCGACGGCGTTAATCCGGAAAGCTGCATCGGCCAGCCGGCCCAGCACCTGACCGCTCTTCTGCTGCAGTGCCTCGATGTCTGCTTCGGTAAAGAGGCGTTTGCCATCGGGATCGATGATGGTGGCCGCCAGAATGGAGGCCTGAAAGCAGCTGAGGGAGGTGTTTTTTTCGCGGCCGGACAGAAACTGGTCGCGCGCAGCGCCCGACATCAGGCCGATCCGCACAGACCCGCCCCACTCCGGTACTGGAATATCTTCAGTGGGTATGTCCTGGGCGCCCAGGATGGCATCGCGATTGAGGATCATGGTCATCATTATTTCCAATCCACGTCACCGCTGATGCGGGTGGTCACGCTGCCGGACTGGATGCCGTCGACGGCGCCCTGCAGCGGCACGGATTTGACAAGCCCCTTCCAGGTGGCGATCGAGCCATCGGGCAAGGTCAGCTTGAATGGCGTCAGCGCGCCGGTCTTCCTGGCGGCGGTGAGCGCCAGCTGGCCGGGATCCGCGTGATTGATGTGCAGTTCGAAATTGAAATTGCCGTTGTCCTGCAGACCGAGCAGAAATTCCTTGGCCGTGCTGTTCAGATCGGTGGTGTCGATCTCGGACGCAGAACCATCAAAGCCGGTATAGGACTTAAAACCTTTGATTTGCGTGAAGATGGGATCGGCGCCGGCGGCGCCGATTTCCAGCTTACTACCTTGTGCGGATATTGCAACCGAAGTCATGCTGTTCTCCAAAGAAAAAGCCACCCGCAGGTGGCAAAATAAAAAATGAAAATCGTGTAACGCAGGTCACAGCCAGAAGCTGAAATCCTGACTGCGCCGATATATTTTGAGGTCGTTGTTATAGGTGCTGATCGGTGCGCCGAGCGGCACCCCTTTCAGCGCTCCGTTACAGAGGACCGCCGCGGCGGCCTCCAGCAACTCATTTGCCTCCAGACGGCTTTTGGCGAACACATCAATCTGGATCCGGGGATTCTTTAACGTATCCGGACCATCGAGGTCGTTGACACTGGTGCCGCCGACCTGCTGCAGCGTGGCATAGGGCAGCGTATCGCTATCCGGCGCCACGTCGTAATGCACGCCGCCGGCGAACATGCCTTTGATCGCGCCCCATATTTGCTTTTCAATCATCGGTTGATCTCCGCGATGGCCTTGCGCACGTTCTCCGCCAGCTTGCTGCGCATGGCTGATAGCGCAACTTCTTTCTGCGTATCGAACGCCGGCCGCAGGAATGGGTGTGCCGGCACAAACACGTTACGGTTGGCAGCCCGATGGTCCTTGGCGCGCACGCCCTTGGGCTTCTGCGGTACGTACCAGTGCCCGTATTCCACCCATTTGCCATAGAAGGCGTCCAGCTCGGACGATTTGCCTTTGCGCCAGGACACGTAATAGACCTGCCTGTCGGTACCGGACAATTCTCCGATGTGCTTCTGGTAGATTGCGGACTTTAGAATGCCCTTGTCTTCCGGCGCACGCGCCATCACCTCGTTCTTGATGACGGTCGCGCCGGTATTGGCCGCCGACCGCAGCGAATCCGCAAACATGGCCGGTAGCCGCAGTAAATTTTGCTGGATCTGATCCAGCCCACTCCATTGGACCTTAGCCATTGTTCAACCCCGATGAACACATCAGCTGCAGCTCGCGTTTGCGGCCATCCCGGTCCAGCACAGCTTCAATGTTGTAAATCACACCATCGCACAGCAGCCGCATTTTGGCACTGAGGCCAATTCTGTAGCGGATCCGGAAGCGCGTGGTCACCTCGCTCTGCGCCGCCTGGGCGGCGAACAGCTCGCGCCCGCTTAAATCTTCCTTCTTGGCATAGGGTTGACATACCGTCCGCCATTCCGTGCGCGGGCTACCGTCATTGTCTTGCCCTTCTGGGGGAGCTTGAACGGTGATTCGGTACTGACGTAATTGACCTGATCGCATCAGAACCTCGGTGGTGTGGTGATGGGTTGAAGGAGCGAATCGACATAGGACGGGGGCATCTCCTGAATTGCCTGGCCGACCAACAACAGCTCGCGCTGCTCAAACGCCCATCCGCAGGCCAGTAAAATCCATTGTTTCACCGTCGGAAAATCTGCAATGTCGATGCCGGCTTCAAACTCGATGTACGCCGGTCCGGTGCCGGCGCTCCCAGAAACTGGAGAGACAATCATGTCGCCACCAATATCAAGCAACAGAAAATCGCTGACGATGACGTCTCGCCCGCCACAGGTGACTTTGAGTATCTTGGTGGCGCGCCCCTTGGACAGGGTGAAATCGTCCGCCGGCAGCACTTTCAACGTTTCCCTGTAATTGCCCTTCCGGATCGCTGAGCCGGTACGTGTCTCTGCCAGCTGGCGCGCGGCCGGAATAATGTTTGTTTCGATCAGATATTTAGCATTTTCATCGTCGGCATCGATAAAGCACTGAACCCGCACATCCTCAAAGGTGACAGGCTCCTTGTCATCGACCCAATTCAACAAGGTGGCAGCCATGGGTTACTTCTGATCCTTCTGCGACTTGCCGTCCTTGCTCTTGCTTGGATCGCTGAATTCAACAGCCACCTTGCCTTCAATCAGTGCGTCAGCTGTTGCCTCGTCGAAGCCCGCTACATCATCCGGGCTGTAAGCCTTCCATGCCTTGACGAAGGTGACGATTTTTTTATCTGCCATATGTAACTCCTGCGTTGTGCTGCATTGTGAGAATTGCCGCCGACGAGCGCCGGCGACAACGAGGCGCAATCAATGATTACGCGCCCCAGGTGACTTTCGTCAGTACCGAGATGGATTCCACGTGGCGTGGACCGAAATCGTGCTTGGCGATCACGCGCACCAGCGTCTGGTCGCGCTGGAAGGCGCTGACGGTCTTTCCGGAGCCATCCTCGTAGGAGGCTTCTTTCGAATAGTCGATCATCAGCGTTTCGTCTTCGCCGATGAAGCAGTCGCCAAAATCAACGAAATAGATTTCAGACTCATTGCCCCCAGCACCAAGGTTTTTCGGAACTTGCGTAGTTACGCCGACCGGATAACCCTTCAGCATCTTCTGTGCCATTTCTGGGTACACCCGATTGCCGTTGCCATCACGCAGACTTTCCAGGAAACGGAATACACGTGGCGCCATAATCCAGCCCGGGGTTGCCAGATTTGCGTCGACATCTTCCAGCGCCAAAATTGCCTTGCTTAAATCGATGTCAACCTTTTGCACGGTAGCACCGTCGGAGACCGGAATCAGGTTTGTGTTCAATGCCCAGAAACGCAGACCCTTCGGTGTGTCTGCGCTGCCGTCGTCACGAATGAAGGCTTTGTCTTCACGCGTCGCCAGTGCGCTGGTCAAATCGCCGACAACGACCTGATCCACATTCTGATTAGTACCCGAATAAGCCAGCAGGTCATTCGAAATTGGGACCAATGCGGCCAGCTTCTTGGCGCTCAATTTCAGGTCGCCGAAGCTTTGTTCTGACACCGGCACATCGGCGTCAGAGCCGATGTAACCAACAATCGCACCACCTTTTAGGCGCGGGATTGTCACGTTGCCATTGTTCAGCGGCATCGTGCGAGTTCCCAACCGGCGAACAACCGCTTTCGGGCGCAACAGTTCGATGATTTCGCTGGCGAGATTCTGTGGAACCAGAATACCGCCGGCGCCTGGGGTCAGCGTATTGAGCGACATGGCAACTTCCTCGCCGAAGCCACGATCAATCGCGATTTGTGCAGCGCGGCGACCATCACCCTGGGCGGCAGCCAGTGCGCGGACCATCTGCGCGACTTTGGCGCCCGGCAGCTCTTTCGCTTTCGGTACCGCAGCGTAGACCGGTGGTCCCTGTGCCGGCGCAGCCGGATTGGTTGGCGCGTCTACCGGCACCGCGGACGCGGCGGCGAGCCGCTCTGCGGCAATGGCGCGATCCAGCTGCGCCGTGATTTCACCGAATTTTGCCTGCAGCGTGCCGAACTCGGCC